CCAAGCCGCGACAGCTTAGGAACCAGTGCTTACCAAGCGGGCGGTGATGCAGGAGATTTTTACAACACCCCTGCAACTACAGGTTTAACGACCCAAGTTGACGGCTACATCAGCCGTGACCCCCTGGATCGCATCAGACTCTGGACAACTGAGGGTGCGGGTCATTCTGAGTCAGGCGTAGAGGAACCCTTGCTCAACGTAAACCCAGGGAACTTTATTGTTGCCTATTACAGTAATAACCCTATTTATACTGCCGCGCTTGATTCAGCCGCAACAACACTGCAAGCATTAACGTTGCAAACTTCTGAACAGCGCTTGGCGTCTGTAGTCACTCTGCCCGCAGGTTTTGATTCCGTTTGCGACGACGTAAACCGCACCTGGAGCGTCCAATGCGATCTCCAAGGTTGGGTAATGAGCATCGATGCCAGCAATTTAGACACAACAGCTATCGGTGAGACCTTTGGCGAAAGCGTCAAATCCCTGGTACGCGGTGCCGGTAGTCTTGAATTTTTTGCTGAGCACAGCAACTCTAATGACGAGCAGGACGGCTTAGCGTTACTTAGGTTGGTTCTATTAACCCAAAACCAGTGCAACACCAAAGGGCGGTTTTACCTGTATAAAGACCGCAACGATCCAACAGCTAAGATAGACGGCTCGGTTTACTACGAATGCGATATTTTATTGACCAATACCCGTCTAAACACCCGAGCAGCAGAAGCAATCACTGGAACGGCTGACTTTGTGGCCACATCAGAGATCCGACTAAAAGTAGCCCCTTAATTTTTGTGGTGCTAATCTTGGTATATCTAGCGTCAAGATAGCGTGGCGAGTCTGGAATTTGCTGGCGACAATGGTTCGCTGAGCGATATAAGCGCAACCCAAGGCGAGTTTCGCTCACAGATCGCAGCCTTGACCGATATGGTCAAGCAGATTGCTGGTAACGCAGCGGTTTCGGCTGGTAATACTGCACAAGCTGATCCACTTAACGCACCTTTTACCCTTTACGTCAACCCTTACACAGGTAGCGACGAATTTGTTGGCGGCTCATATAACGATTACGAAACAGGTGCCACACAGGCCGAGATCATTGAATCCAAGCTCAAGCGACTTGAAAAGCAGCGCTTGACATGCGGCTTCACGCCCCAGCGTCCATTCAAAACAATCAACCGCGCTGTAATTGAAGCCGCAATCATCACGAGCAAGGATTGGTACACCATTACCGATCCAGCTGCGCACGTAGATTGTGTCAGCATCGTCCTCGCGCCTGGCGTCCACACCCTTTACAACGATCCAGGTAGCAGCAGCACCACTCTCACCAGCTGGGGCGTATCTAAAGATCCCACTGTCTCCGAACTTATCGAGTTCAACCCGGCCACGGTTGGCGGTGTACTGCTGCCACGGGGTTGCTCTCTGTGTGGCCCGGACCTACGCAAAGTAACGATCCGCCCCAACTGGGTTCCTAGTAACGCGGACGAGGCTACTGACTACAGTAACCGCCGTGAAATGCTGAAGATCACCGGCACCGGTTACTTCTTCGGCTTCACGGTGATGGACAAGATCGGTTTAACCGATAGCCATCATCTTTTGTCCGCGTTCGGTTTCGCAAGCCAAGCCGAGCTTGATGACTTCTACGCCAAAACGTTCTCAGCTGTAGGCAGTGGTGCCGATCTCGGCTCCGCCTTGACCGTCACACGGGGCACCGAATATCAAATTGTCGGCCCAATCGACACGACACAAGTCCCCACTTCCGCATGGGACACCACCAGCAGTGCATCCCCTTACATTTTCAACGTTTCAATCCGTTCCGACTACGGCATCGGTGGAGCGTTCATGGATGGCTCCAAGGTCGAGGGTCTGAAAAGCATGGTTTGCGCCAACTTCACTGGCGTGAGTCTGCAAAAGGACATGACGTGCTGGGAGCGTTACACCGCTGGAGCATGGACCACTACAACGTACGCGCAATATATTGCCGCAGATCCAGACGACATCAGGATGAAACCCGAGAGGGTCAGCCGTCATATCGCCGCGATTAATGACTCTTTCATCCAGGAGGTGTCAGTTTTTGCGATTGGTCAAGGCATCCATCATTTCACAGACAACGGTGGCGAGATTACTGTTACCAACAGCAACTCCTCCTTTGGCGGTTGTGCTGCGCTGAGCAAGGGCTACAAGACATTTGCTTTCCCCAGCGATCTTAATTGGTCTGTCGATTCAATCCGCGTACCGCTTAATTTAAGTACCAAAACAGGCAACATTAGCCGCACCTATCTGGGGACAATTGCTTCTGTCACGTCATCTTTAATTACGCTCAACACTGCCCTAGCAGTCGATAGCAGCAGTGATGACGTACCAGCAATTTTGCTTGATGATGGCTACACGCTGGCCAGCGGGACACGCATTTGGGTAGAAAATCCCTTAGGAGATGACTGGCGAACAAGCTTGACCGCATCCGCATGGACAAGCACAAGCCCAGACCAAATCAATGTTTCTGGTGCGCTGCAGCAAAGTGGGACTAACAACGCGCCCGATATTAATCCAGATACAGGCTTAAGTGTTGCAGTAGGTAAGCGTGTTTACATCCGTCGATTGGCGGACACTCGCACCCCTGAAGAGCGTCGAGTTTCAATCAAGGCCAATAACACCGCTATTGCACGTCTACCGCAACGCAACTTTGTTGTTCAGACAGACCCCAGCCGCAGTGGCGGTGCCATTGCAAGTTTATTTGGGACCACAGGCGACGACGTTATCCTTGTTGGCTCTGCTGGATCGGGCGACGCGGCAGGTGCTGGTGTCGCAAGAACATCAAATCTCACACTACGCCGTGGTGCGGCAAACGTAAGCTACTCGATCAATACCTATTATCGCCGTGGATCGATCGTTAAGTATCAAGGCAAGCATTATCAAGCACTTAATGACCTAACCACTCCGGCTACAGGCGGCCCCGATCCTGCATTCTGGGGCGAAACTTTTGTTCACATGCCTTCTGCCTATAACACAGAAGACAACGTAACAAACGAAGCACCCATTCTGGTGCTGGATACAGACACCAGCGACGATGCCTTTAGCAGCACGCTAGGTATTGACTTCACTAATGGCTGGACAACTGCGGGCACCCTACGCGATCAATACCAAACCGGAACCGACTACATCGGAGCGTACGCATTTTTAGTTGCGCTTGGATTTAGTAGCGCCGCTGCTCATGCCGCACTCGTTCCACAGGTGGAGGCTGACCGAGATCGTGACCCCTCAAGCGCAACTGACTTCCCAACTGCACCATCAGGCGGCGCTGCAAGTGCGCTTGGTAATTGGGCCATTGAATTCCGTCGTCCCAGTGTCCTACGTCTTTATGGCCATGCCTGGGAGTGGGCTGGCTTCCTGAACTACAGCAAAGCCGTACCAGCCGCACAAAAAGACCTTGGAGCGCAAAACAAATTCACTTATTACTTCACCAATGATTCCGGTGGTCGCGTAGTACCGCAAGGATCCAACGAGGATGGATTCAACATTACGCCTCGCGGCTTAGAGGATATTGAGACCGGCGCAACAGTCAGCGTTGACGCGATCGATAGCGCAACACTGGACGACATCCAAGGAACAGATTTTCCGAATGGGCTGACCGCTTCGTCAATTACGGTTGATTCGCTTACCGTCACGAATACTGCATCCCTGCCTCCTACTGCAACCACAACCGAAATTGCTGGGCCTGTAGAACTTGCTGATGCTGCTGAGCTTCGTGATCCAACATCTATCGGTGGCACGACCGACGCGCAAAGAAACAGCAATATCAGTGCAGACCCTGTTGTTGTTACAAAGAAAGGTCTGGAGTATTGGAAAAACGAAAACCGTCTAGTAAGTGCTCGTTCAGGTACGCAGTATGTCTATGTTGATCCAACCAATGGACGCAACATCACAAATGTCAATGCGTTACTTGCAGATCCACCAAATTCAGGAATCAGTGGGAAGCCCATCCGGTCCATCTCTGCGGCTGCAAATTACGCTAATGCTGCCTTTGGCCCAACACAAGTTGTAGAGTTTCGTCTTGCGCCAGGTCTTTATACAGAGGTAGCTTCAGTAACCTTCAAGACCGTTGCAAGAATCAGGGCATGGGATTTTACTGTTCAAGGCTACTTAAACGACGGTCTTACTGGAGGTACTGAACCCTTTGATGCAAGTAATTTTTATGACTACACAAAACAGCCTACGTTTGTAACAGCTCCAAGGAACACTATACTATACAAGGGCACGGGGCAGACTGTGGTACTTTTTGTAAACTACCCGAGTATTAGGTTTGTTTTTGAACAAGAAGGCACTGTGACGGGTGTTGCTTGGTGGGGCACGCAGCAAACACTACACAGTAGCGATGTACCTGATAATTTATTCCTTAGCACATCTGATTACGTTGGGGCCGACCGCACTATTGCCAGTAACTGGAGGGCTCTGGCAATTAATAACTTTGATAATGCTTTCAATTATTACGTTAGGGCTCAAGCTGTGGATGTAGGTACGCTTGAAGGCACGACAGGTCAAGTTTATGGAATGCGTGTAGCCCCGGCGATTGATTTTCGATCAGAGGGGGTTATCAGCAATGTTGCAATGGGAGCATGGATGCCTGCCGATTACCTTTTCCGTGGAGGGCCAAACAACACTCAAAACTCCCCAATTAGGGTCAGGTCTGGTGAAGTGCAAGTTCAGGGATTATCGCTTATGGGCAATGTTCGACTAGATAACAGCCAGAATACAGGAGCTTATGAAGGCATAAGGCTGAGAACTGCGTCTCAAACTGCAGGCAATTATACCGTGCAAAATTATGAACTCACAGGGTTCAGCCCTGTTCTGTTTAGTTGCAAACCAGGTGCAACTATATCCTTGCGTTTTGGCAGCAATACTTCATCTTCTGGCACTGTAGGTACAAACACTTTAGTCTTTAATAATTCTTATTCAAACATTCGACTATTTAATTCTGAGGCTACACCGGCCATTGCCAGCAATGTATCATCAGCCGCTTTATCATCGTCCTACTGGAGACAGCTAGGCCCTGCATTCCAAGGGGTACTTGATAATTTCGGTACATATACAAGTCCCCCAAGTAATCAAAGATCGTGGAATCAAATCTTTGTCGCCCCAAACGAAAGCAGCGGATGGGAAGGAGTGTTCGGAAATTACAACACCGTTTCTAACGCTACATTGAATGCCAGGACGACAGGTATGATAGGTACTGACGGGCTTCAGATTGTTGATTTTGGCCTTGGCACAGAAACCACAATCTTCAGGCAAGCTGGCAGTGGCGCTTTGCCAATTCTGGACCCACCTACAAACATCTTCGGCCCAATACCAGGAGGCATTGGTGCTTATACGAATTGGAATCCGCTAAACGTAAGAGTGCGAAGCATCGGCCAGGGCATTGAAGTCGAAGATGTCCGTACTGCCAACCAAAGCGTTGTTCTCTGATCACTATGACCTACTCCTGGACCTTCAAGAACCTCCGCGCCGTTGCAACCCAAGGCGACCTATCTGATGTGGTAGTCAAAATTGACTTCCGCATTAGTTACACAACCGACCACTCGAAATGGTCATACAAGTACGGGACTTTAGATTTTGCACCAGCGGACGAATCAAATTTCACGCCCTTAGCTGAAATCACCGAGGAACAGATGATCAGCTTTGCCGAGCAAACGCTTGGCAATGAACTGACAACAATTCAAGCCGAGTTACAGGCCAATTACGCTAATCCAGTTACGCAGCGAACTCTGCCCTGGAACGTAGAAGTAAACTATGATTTCGCCTAAGGAGTCTTAATGCAAAGACCAAATCCGATGACTCCCCACAAGCCTGGAGCGCAGGACATCAAAGCAATGAATAGTCGTGTTGAGTGGCTAGAGGATCTCTATTTCCTTGATGGCAGGGACGATCCAAGCCACCCATTTCATCACACTTACACCGGGCTAGCCTTGCGCTACAGGCCGGAATCGTAGGACAATGGCAACTAAATCCCGCACGGGGCTTTCTCGTGTTGACTTCACACCGGGAAAGCCTAAAAAAACCCGTCAAGGTAACGGTAAGAATAGTCGTCCCAGGCATACTAGAAAGATGCCACGCGGACAGGGAAAGTAATTTAAGCGGCAAGCCAGATTCACTAAAATAGACTTGATGAGTGCGCCAGCAAGGTGGTTGAGATTGTTGCAGCTGCTGTTGGCGCCTCGATAGGTATTGCTGGAATGTCAGCAACAGGCTTTAGCCGCAGAAACAGGGAGAACGAGTCTGCCGTCATACGTCTAACGATGGCAGTAGAAAGCATTGCTGGAAAGCTTGAAGAGTTACATCAAGACATGAAAGAAGACAGGCGAGAGATGTACTCAAAATTAAACAACCACGACACAAGGCTTGCCTCTATTGAAAGCAAGCTCAACCAGCAGCATTAGGATTGAAGTAAAGCATTCTCATCATGCACATCGATCAAATCCTCGCCCATCCAGCTTTCTGGGTCGTAATCGCCGCAGCCTCGGAACTAATCGGCATGAGCAAGCTTAAGGACAATTCCGTAATCCAGCTGCTCTTCACTGCACTGCGCTCCATCAAGCCAAAAAAGGGCTGATCCCACCAGATGGGTACTTTCTGGCACTATTTAGCATGCAATCTCCTTGGGTTGCCGTGGAACGCGCCATCGCAAAACGCAAGTTCCATGCCACACTCAAGCACAAGCTAGACATAGCGGAAGAGGAGTGGCATAAGTCGCAACCTCCTGCGACTTTGCCGCCAATTCGTCTTGACGACTTGCACATTCGCGCACCATGGCATGACTCGCAAACCGATCCGCCTAACTGATCTTTTCCGGTACTACCGCGCATTACCCCACCAAAATGCGGCGTTGCAGGAGCTTGAGGCTCAAATTTTAAAGGCCGCTCCTGAGGTTTTCGATCGCAACCAAGAGTGGTACGGTACATGGTCATCAGCGGTACAGAGCAAAGACTACGGCCCTGCGGTGCAAATCATCAAAGAATTTGAGGGCTGCCACCTAAACGCCTATCTCTGCCCAGCCGGAGTACCAACGATTGGGTACGGCAACACGCGCTACCCAGGCGGCACCAGGGTAAAACTAGGCGACAGTATCTCTCAAAAGCGTGCCGAGGAAATGCTGTTAATGGAAATAGACCGCACAGCCGAAAAGCTTAGAGAGTCCGTTCCTTACTGGGAACAAATGAACGTAAACCAAAAATCCGCGTTAATTTCATTCGCCTTCAATTTGGGCGCTTACTTCTACGGTTCCAGCAACTTCAAAACCATCAGCGGCGTGCTTGCCTCAAAAGAGTGGAAACACGTACCCAGTGCCATGCTGCTCTACAGAAACCCTGGAACGCACTTTGAAGCGGGACTGTTACGCAGAAGAAAGGCTGAGGGTGCTTTGTGGAGT